TCGTGGAGGAAGTAGATCGCGTCCGTGATGCCGGTCCCAAAGGGATCGGTGTTTGAGTTTGCCAGCCCGACAGCGAAGTCGGAGTCGAGGTTGACGAGGTTCAGGCGGCAAGCGAACCAGAGCTCGCTAGACGCCACCGGAGCTACAATGACGTGATGCCACTGCAACTGATCTCCGTCCCCGTCGTTGGTCCCGGTAGTTATGGCCAACTCTCCGCCATATCCGATGTCGGTGCTGACTACGGCCGTATTAGTGCCTTGGATGGCTGTCACCAGCCACCCGATCTCGTCGCTGCTATTCTTCTTCACCTCGAAGAAGTCGTCGAAGAAGTCTATAGCGACGGCCGGATCTACATGTGGTCCGGGGGCTCCCCCAAAGGGGCCGTTGCTCGGGCCCTGGGCAATCATGCCCGCCCGGGCATACGCTCTTTGTCGGGTGAAGTTGCCTCCAACTCCCACCCCTGCTCCAATGAGACGTCCTATGAGGCTCATATTTCCCCCCTCCTATCAGGCGATCCCGTTAAGGATGACGCACCAGCGCAGTCCATCGCTGTAGAGCAGCGCGTGGTCGTCGTCCGTGTCGAGGGTGAGATCGGTCCACCCAACGGAGTCGTCCTGGTCCTGCACGGTCACTGTCTTGCTGTTGGCGATGGTCGCGTAGATCGACAGGAACCTTCCTGCCGCCTCGGCCACCGGGGGCAAGGTCAGCGACCAGTCGTCAGAGGCGGTGTTGCCAGTGACGTGAACACGGGCCGCGCTCACGGTGAGCGTGGTAGCCGCCGAGAGATCCTCAAAGGCATCCCTCTGAGCCACACCCGCTCCGACCACTCCGCCTGTCAGTTTGTTGGCAGCATCCATTTCTGGTCTCCAGGTTGAAAGTCAAAGAACTCCTCGAATTCCCAAGGCAGCCCTGGCCAGCTCCTCGCCGGCTCTCCTGAACTACCGCGCCTTGCTCATCGCTTCTATCTCAGCTCCAATTCCTGCAGGTTTCTGGGGGGCACCTCTCCGAGAGGCTCTCCTGCCTGCTCGCGCCCGGGTGCCCGGCCGCTTCCCGCCGGTCTTCGCCTTCTTCTTACCACTTGCGCTCACACCCATCCTCTGCCTCACCTCCGTCGCTGTCATATCCAGCAGCTCCTTATACCCCTTATCCGGGTTCTTGCTCTGGACCTCCGTGAACACGAAGGCCACGAACTTCCTGGCCCCGGTGAGGTCCGAGTTCACCCGGAAGAAGTCGTTCACGAGGGTCTGGTTCGATACCTCTTCCCCTACCTGCCGCGTGATCATCTGCGGCACCCGCTTCAGCACCCCCTTGACTGCGGCGAGGCTAGCCTGCTTCGCCACCTCGTTCAGCAGCTTATTGAACTCCTCGCGGCTCTCCAGAGCCTGCTCATAGGTCTCCTGATCAGCCACGAAGCTGACCTCCTCCAGCTCGACCGAGACCTCCTCCTCTTCTTCCTCGTCTTCCCCAGCCTCCAGCTCGGCAACCCGAGCCTTCGTATTGGCCAGCTCATTTCTCAGTCGAGTGGTCTCGTCCTCATCCTCCTCTTCCTCGTCCCCCTCGTCTTCTTCCCCTTCATCATCGTCCCCTTCCAGGAGGCCCGCCACCTCGTCCTCGTCGCCTTCATCTCCCTCGTCTCCATCTTCCTCATCTTCATCCTCCTCATCCTCCCCCTCGCCTTCGCTATCATCGTCTTCAGCTTCGTCGTCCTCGTCATCACCCTCCTCATCCGAACCATCTCCCTCTCCACCTTCCTCATCTTCCTCGTCTCCTTCCTCGTCCTGGCCTTCCTCCTCATCCCCCGTATCGTCATCCCCCTTCGGACCTATACCCAGCATCGCGGCCAGCTCGTCACTGACCTGGTTCTCGCCTTCACCTGCCTGCTTCGCCATTTTCCTTCTCCATCCTTTCAAATTCCAGCATCTCTATGCGCTCCACCGGGATCAGTAGGAACTGCCGGATGACAGCGCAGAGCGCCTGGTTGTATAGTCTGTCCTTCTGGCTCATGTCCTCGTCCACCGCGACTCCCTCCAGCAGGTCCCGGGTCGCCACCAACTGTTCGACCAGGACCGCCTCTAGGTCCTTCCAGGGCTGAGAGTCCATGAGGAGCTCCCAATCCCTCTTCGAGGCAACGGGCTCATAGGCCTCGTCATCGACCTCGATCTTCCGAAACAACTCACGAAAGGACTTCACTCAAGTCTCCTATCGGAAGCAGGTTGCCCTTCTCCGCTTCCCGCATCACATCCTCGTCCTGCCGCACCTCAGCTCCCACCGGCCTCTTCTTCACGAACTCTCCTATATTCTTCGCCCCCATCAGCCGGGCCATATGTTTGAAGATGTTGACGATCTCAAACTGCGGAGCTAGGATCTCGCTCGACCCAATCACCTGGAAGATAGTCGCCCAGAGCTGTGGGTCGCCCGAGGTTGGGAGCGTCCCATCTCCCACGTCCACATCATAGTCTACCAAGAGGTCCATCGGCCCGACCAGGACCCTATCCTCATCCCCGTACTGTTCCCTCAGCTCCTCCTCATACCTGCCCACCGCCTTGACGTATTGCTCACGGGTCATATACTGCTGCGTATTGTAACCGACCATATAGCCGAGGTCCTGAATCCCCTGTAGCCCTGCGATCCTGGCCGCCTTCTCCAGACGACTCAGGGCGCTCCCCCTGGTCCCTCTGAACTCCTCGGCACTCATCCGCTCGCCGCCCCGTCTCAGAATCCCCTTGATGCTGTCCGTCGCCCCAGTCACCTGATCCGCATACCCCATGACGGAGAGGGCCTCGGCCACGTTCTCCCTGGTGATGTCCTGGACCTTCAGCTGCTCCACCGCATTCTGCACACCCCGGCCCCAGGCCTTCTTCCTGAGCCGGATCACCTTCCCAGGCGATGGATGCAGCAGGTCATTCAGGTTTATCATCTCCGGGTCCGCCACGAACATATCGTTGATAGCCTTCCTGATATTCGCTATGTGGCTGTTGTAGAGGAAGTTCACGAAGGTCTGCAGTCCGTAAACCACCTCCAGCCGGCTGATCGGGGTCGCGGAATACCCGTCATAGTCCGGGGCACAGATCGCCACCGGGAACATATCGTGATCTGCGTCTGTTGGCCCCGCTGCGATGATGACCTGATCCCCTGCCAGCGCCACCATCCACTTCTCAGGATACTTACTATTCCCGATCCCCCACTCATCCGGCACGATGTTGAGGTATTGGTATATGACGTCTACCGGCTGAGACATGCTCTGCATCCCCTCGTCCGCCCGCACCTGGTCCCGATCCCTCGCACTCTCATCCGCCCCTAGGACACTCGTCCCCTTAATATGCCGGACATACTCCCCGTTGAAGAACATCCCCTTCGAGTCCCGCTCTCGGCTCAGGATCTCCATCCTGTTCTCTCGGCTCATCCATCCACAGTGTTCGCCTCGCTGCGGCTCGTGGATTGGGACGCTGACGTCAGGGAGATAGCTATACGGATCTATGTTGTCCAGCACGTTCCCCTCGAACCTCAGCACCCGCTCCCTCTTCTTGTCGAACCCCGTCCTCAGGAACCCGCCCAGCGTCGACATGAAGCCCTTCTCTTCCTTCGTCGACCGGAAGCCATATCTCTGTTCCCAGGCTGGGGAGATGGCTCCGAACCCATACGCGAAGGCGTCCCGGAAGAACGTGTGCAGCGCGACCCCCATCTTGGCCCTCCGGGCCTGAATGTCCACCACCCTCTCCAGCAGCATCGCCCCGAAGACGTCCTCGCTCCCGGTCCCTTCATACTTGAAGATAGGTGGGTCGAGGAACGCAGCGACCACGTAGGTCAGCAGAGTCTCCATCGTCGCGTAGCTGAGCGGGACCACGATGGACAGAGGCTTCCGCCGGTCTGCTTCCTCCAGCGCCTCCTCAGCCGTGCTCAGCGGGATGTAGGCGGTCAGCGTCTCGTCGATCTTCTGCCAGCTGTCATACCTTTTACTCATCTCAGACTGGCTCATCCGCGACCGCTGTAGAACCGCATCCTTCAGATTCTTATGGAGCTCGGTCCCCGGCTTAAGATTCATTCCTCGTGGATACGAGTAGCTGTAGTTCGCATCCTCGAGCCTGGTCGAATCCAGGTAGTTCCTCGCGCCGAACTCTCTCTTGTCTAGGATAATAGGCATCTCAGATCACCGTCTCGTAGTCCAGCTGAGGTTCCATCTCCAGCTCCTGGTACTCTGCCTCAATGTCTTCTGCGCTCTCCGGCGGCTCGAAGTACTGCTCCCCGTCTTCCATCGTGAATATGATCCCGGCCAGCGCGTCGATCACATCCCACTTCGTCGGCCTCGGCCACTGGAGCAGGTATTTCTCAATAGCCCCTGCCGCCCCCTTCTGATGCCAGACCTCCATCCGCCGATACATTGGGACCAGCCCACCACTCCGCCTCGGCCCTGTCTTCCCCTCACGGGGCTTCACCTCGACGATGACGTAGAAGACGCCCCGGCGGATCATCTCATTCCGCAACGGCCACGTGATGTATTCGTTCAGCCCGGTCACTTCCGGAGCCAGCACAAGGGCATTGATCCTCTCCGCCATCTCGAACATCGTATCGTAGAGCGTATCGGGATACATCCGGCCCTCAATGATATCCCTGACGTAGATCCGGTGACTCTTCACGTCCACACCAACCCCCACGACCGCCGTGTTCGCGCTCCCCTGCTTCATGGTTCGGGCCGGATCAGCCAGCACGACATTCACCACGTCCGAGCTCCGGTTCAGCTCCTCCTCTGTCTCCTCATAGATCTGGAAGTACTCCTGCCGAAAGCCCTGCGTCTCCTTCGCCACTGGGATGTTCCTGAACTCCCGATACATCACGTCGAGGAGCCCGTCGTTCCTGTAGCTAGCCGCCAACTTCTGCACATCCTCATCCGTCATGTGGTCCGGCCAGTTGCTCTCGTACTTGTCGTTGAACATCTCCAGCCTGACCGTCTCCCAGTCAGGATACCTCTCCGCGTCCAGCAGATTGCTCAGCAGCGAATCCTCATGCAGGACCGTCCCGATGAGCAGCAGCCGCCAGTCCCGGCTCCCTCTATCCACGCTGTTCATCAGAGCGGAAAAGAACCATCGCTTAAGTTTAGCTCTCGTCTCCTCATTCTCGACCGACTCGTCATCCTCGAGGTCGTCCACAATGATAAGGTCAGGACGACGATGCCTATGCTTGCGGCCACGAACCTGTTGCCCAGCACCTCTCGGCATGACCTTACAGCCTGTCGAGGTGACCCACTCCTTCTGCCCAAAAGGGTCCCTCCTGTCTTGCGGCGCAAACTCACCGAACACCTCCAGGATCAGGTCGTTGTTCAGCAGCTCCGTCTTCACATCCTCCGCCTGCTCGACAGCGGCTCCCCCAGTGGCCGAGACAGGGATCACATAGTCGCTATCCCTATACACAATCCGCTTCGCCGGGAAGGCCATGTTGAAGATGCTGGTCTTCCCGATCCCCCTCGGCGCGGCCACAGCTGCCAGCTGGATACCGTCATCGTCCATGATGCGGAACAACTCGTCATGCATCGGGCTGAAGGGCTTGAAGAACACGTGCGGGAAGAATGTCTGACAGAAGAGCTTCATGCTCCTGTCACACTCAACCAGCAGCTCCTCCAGCTGCGTTTCGTTATCAACCAGGCTCAAGCCTCGACCTCCGCGTCCCAGTCGACACCTCCGCTCACAGCCGAGTTCAACAGGTCTACAATCCGGTCGGACACCTTCTCCCCAACTGTAGCGCTCAGAGCACCTCCAGACTCAGTAGGCGGCCCGGCAGCAGCCAGGATCTGCTCGATGGTATCCACGATATTCTCATCCGATATGCTCATCGCAGTCAGCTGTGTCTCCGTCTTGCTGGCCGCCTCGTTAATCGAGATGAGTTCCTGGATCAAGGCCTGGGCCTGAGCCAGCTTCACTCGCCTCTCCGAACACTTCTCAGCCATTACTCAACCTCCCAATCGGCCAGGCACCTCTCTAGCCGGTAGATAACCTTCTCTAAAGCACACTTACACTGCCTCACAAAAAGCGACTTGGCTTCCTCGTCCAACCTCTCTGACCAATCATCCATCAAGGACTCAATAGGCTCCAGCGTCGAGTGCAGCAGCTCGTGGACCACGGCCCCTTTTATTTGGTCAGGGGGCGGTGTGAGGCCTACAGTGATCCTCGCTTGCTCCCGACTAACGCTCCTATCACACTCCCCAAACTTCTCCCAGGCAGGATCGTCGTTAAACCGGAGTACTAGCTCCCAGTCGTCCAGGCGTAGACGACCCCTGTAGACATTGAACCATCGCTGAACCTGATCCCTCAGAGCTTCCATCATCCCCTCAACATCCAATTTGTCTCGTCGAACTCACCATGCTTCGGATGGACGAACCAGGCAACCTGGCAGGGCTCGGCCTCGCGGCCCTGACTGTGATCCAGCGCATCCGTCCCGCTTGCACTCCCTCCAATCCAATACCAAGGATGCCGGAGGGGGGCGTGGAAGTGGCCCAAGATCACCCTATCGAACTCCGCCTTCCTCTGCCGCATCCGCTTCACCGCGTCCTTCGCCACCTTCCGCTGAATCCCGTAGTACGGGAATCCGGCCCACCCCATAATCCCGTGGCCGTGATACAGCAGATACCTCTGCCCCTTCACCTCAACCACCTGCTGCTCCCTCGGATAGATGTTGAACTGGACGTTCTTGTGGTCCCGGAGCAGCAATCTCGCCACCTCCGCCAGCGGGAAGTTCAG